ACCCAGAACGGCGCGTCGCCGGGCAAGTGTCCGTGTCCATCTTGCACCGCTCGGAATCGGCGGCGACGGTCGCGGAAATCGAAGAACGGGTGCGCGCCCTACTGGACGGCGCCACCTTCCGCCCTGACGAGGGGACGGTCACCCTGCAATGGTCACGCATCGACCCGTTCGACCAGCACCCCGATTACCGGGGCCTGGAGGTCGTGTATGACCTCATCGCTTGGCCAAGCGGGCTGACATATGACCCTGACCCCGTCGAAGCGCTCCGCAACTGGGCGGCGGCGCGGTGGCCGGAACTCCAAGTCGATCCGGACACCTGGTCACCGAGTGATGCAACTCCGGCCTTATATTGGCGCATGGGAAGCGTCGCCGGTATCGAGCCGATCCAATGGGGCGCGTGGATCGACGGGGTTTTCCATGGGCATGTGCTCGCCAATTCGCCGTCCGTTCGCGTGGAGTGGATTCGCCGGGTGGTCGAAGGGCTGGCCCTGGATCGCCGCGTCCCGCTGAGCGATGGGTCGAAGCTCTTCGTCCAGCGCATTTCCGCGGACAGCAACAACGATCCGCTTCGCGTCGGACAAATCCGGCTGCAGGCGCGGTTTGGCGTGCTGAAGCCCATGCCGTCAGGAGAGCCGGTGAAAAGCGTGATGATCGGCCTGCCTGGGCAGGGACCACAGGTCATCAAGCCGGGAAGAGGTTGCAGACGATGAGGNGGTGACGCACGGTGTCGCGCAAGGGGAAGGATAGCGCGGCCANGGAGGAGGCCGTCTACACGAAGGAGGANNTGATGGCGGCNGCNTCGGCTTTTGGGGTGAAACCGGAAGTAGTGGCTGGCGCCCTTCGTCTGGCCGGCAAGGACGCTATGACCAAAGCAGAAGCGGAGCAAGCCATCCAAGCATTCCTGAGCAGGGAGGTGTAACACATGCCTGGTGCTATGTTTCTGCCTGGAGAAAACAAAATCCGCCCCGGGGTTTACGTCCGGGTCAAGAACATCGGTGAGCCGCCACTTGCGGATGTGCCGCTGGGTACGGTGGCGGTACTGTTCCGGGCCTCGTGGGGTCCTCTTGGCGAGGTGAGGGAACTCGAAGGGGGCCTCATTGAAGTCGATTCCNTGTACGTCGGTGGCGGCACGGTGGACGCGCTGCGGGAAGCAATCCGCGGGAACGCTCGAAAAGTGGTGGCGTACCGGATGGGAACGGGCGGTTCGAAGGCGTCCATCACTTTGCAGGATGACGCCTCCACGGACGTGGTCCGGATCGAGGCCAAGTACGCGGGCGCCATCGGCAACGAGCTTCGGCTGACGCTCCGCGACAGCCTTGCGGAGGTCGGCAAGCGCGAGCTGTTGGTCTACCGCAAGGGCCAACTGCTCGAAGTTTTCACGTTTGAGGCGGGCGCTGATGAAGCCCAGGCGCTCGTCGATGCCGTCAACGCCAAAGGCTCCGCGTGGATCACGGCCACCAAGCTTGGTGCCGGCAACGGAGCGCTGGCGACGGTCGTGAACAAGGCGCTGACGGGCGGCGCCGACCCGACGATCACCGGTTCGGATTACTCTGCTGCCCTAGCCGCCATCGAGACCTTCGATTTCAATGTGCTCGTCACCGACAGCGAAGACCCGATCATCCACAGCACCATTCACGCCTTCGTGGACCGGGTGCGTGACGAAGGAAAGCGGATCATGGCGGTGGTGGGCGAGCCGACGAGCGTTCCGCTGGACGCACGCCTGGAGAACGCGAAGTCTTTCAACGACGAGGCCATCGTCTACGTGGCGAACGGGTTCAGGTTGGCGGATGGCTCGGTGATCGAGGGGTATCGGGCTGCTGCCCGCGTGGCGGGGAAGATCGCTTCGGCGCCGATCACGTCCAGCTTCACTCACATGCTCATTGAGGGCGCGATCGAAATTGTCGGCGCGCTCACCAATGCGGAGATCGAAAAGGCGATTCAGTCGGGCGCGCTCGTCTTTTCGTACAACGCACTCAAGCAGGTGCAGATCGAGTACGGCATTAACACGCTCGTTACGCTTCCGGCTGAGTTGGACGCGGGCTGGAGGAAGATTCGCCGCGTGCGCACCCGCGACTACCTGATCCAGCAGATTGCCTGCACATGGGACCCGCTCGTCGGGAAGGTAAACAATTCGCCCGACGGTCGGGCCATTCTTATTGCCGCGGCGCAGGGCGTGATCAACCGGCTTGTGAACGAGGGTGCGCTGTTGGGAGGAACGATCTACGAAGACCCGGCGAATCCGCCGAAGGGAGACTCGGCCTGGTTCGTGGTCGAGGTGGACGACCTCGATTCCGCCGAGAAGCTGTACATCACCTTCGGCTTCCGCTTCGCGCCGCCGGCGAACTAATCCATGGGGGTGACGTGACATGGCAGACGGACGTTACGTCTTCCGTGACTGCGTTCCCGAGGGCGATGTAGACGTCGTCAACGTCTCGCAGGGCGAGATCATCCAACGGGAATGGAGNTTCCGNTGCAACCAGCCGCCGGACCTCCAAAGCCTTTTGGATAGCGGGACGTTTGACTGGCGGAACATCCTGACGGGGACCGACGGCCTGCTGTACGACGGGGACGGGAATTTGCTTGCCGAGGTCAACGAGTGGCAGGCGCAGATTAGTTTCGAGAACATCGACTACAGCCCGGCAGGTCGGAAGATCAACTGGTCGATCCCCGACAGGTATACCGTTACGCTCACGTTTACGGAAACTGTCATCAAGGACGCGCGGCTGCTCCAAAAGGTGGTCGCTGGCCTACAGGACGGCCAGCCCTTTGCCGTGCTCAACTTCGTCGGCGTCTTGCGCGGCCACAACGCTGTGTAAGGCGCTTTTCCTTTTCCCAATTCTGTAAGGAGGTAAGAGCATGAGCGAAAAACTGGACCGTGAGGAGCTGCTGGCGAACGAAGACGAGCTGTTGCGCGGCCTTCTGGAAGCGGCCGAGTACCCCAAGGAAGAGACGGAAATTGAGATCGCGCGGAAGGGCAAGGTCTTGTTCCGGTTCCGTGTCCGTCCGCTGACGGAAGCAGAAATTGAAGAATGCCGGAAAAAGGCTACAAAATACATCCGCAACAAAGCGGGTGTTTTGGTTGCGGAACAATTTAACTTGCCACTTTTCCGTACCCTATTGATTCACCGGGCTACGGTCGAAGAAGATCGCAAACGACTCTGGGATAACAAGACGGTATGGGACAAGTTGAACGTCCCAAGTGGTCTCGAAGTAATCGACGCCGTCCTGCTGCCCGGCGAAAAGACGGCGGTCGTAGACAAGATCGGGGAAATTTCTGGGTACGTCGAGAACGAAGAAGAGCTCGAAGAGCTGGCAAAAAACTGATTAAGGCGGGAGGCCGGGCAACGCTCTTGCACCACATTTTTCAGCGGCTCGGCATCCCGCCGGACGAGGTTATGAAAAAAACGCGCGGAGTTCGGGCGTTTATGTTCGCCTCCATGCTGGTGCAACTGGAGGCGGAGAAAAAGCTGTATGAAAAGTCCGCGCGGCAGAAGGTGAATGTAGTGGCCTTCTCCAGGGGGTGAGGACGGATGGCCCAGGAAACGTACAGAATTGAAATCGACGTCGAGCTGAAGGACAATACCTCCCCTGGTGTGGACCGCGCACAGAAGGCCATAAACAAGCTGGAGAAGGAAGCAACGCGCACCGAACGCCAGCTTGCACGTTTGGGGCGCTCCCGCTGGAATGTAGTGATCGGCGCGGTGGATCAGGCGTCGGCCACGATCCGCCGCGTCGAGCGCTCGCTTTGGGGCCTGACGAGAAGGACCTGGAACATCTCGATTGCCGTGGCCAGTTCGCCGTTCCGCATGCTCGGAAAACTGAGGGACACGCTTTTGGGCGGGCTCATGGCGGCCGGCACGGCCTATGCCGGTACCGTGCAGCCAATGAAGCTGGCCGACGAGTTCACGCGTGCCAACATCGCCATGCGGACCTTCCTCGGGAACCAAGCGAAGGCTCAGGAATTCATGCAAGAACTCACCAAATTCGCGATTGAAACCCCGTTCGAGCAGGATTTCCTGATAGAGCAAGCTGCAAAATTGTTGCCTGCGTTCAAGGGCGACGCGAAAATGATCCTCCGTACGCTCAAGGCGTTCGGTGACGCTGCGGCGTTGACGGGAGCTACGGAAGCTGACATCGAGCTGGCCCTGCTCGGCTTCCGTCAGATGGCAGCGGTTGGCACGCTCTCGCTCGAAGAACTAAAGCAGGTAACGGAAAACCTGCGCGTGCCAATGGACGCCATTCTAGAGGAGCTGGGCGTCGCGAAATCGGACCTGAAGGACATCGGGAGGAAGGGCATCCCGGCGGCCAAGGCGATGGAAGCCATTCTGCGCGCGCTGGAACGTCCGGTTCCGAAGGGCGGCTTCCTAGGCGGAATGTCCGCCATCATGGATACCCTAAGCGGGCAATGGACCATGCTCAAGGACATCGTCAAAAACAGGTTCATTCTCCGCTGGGGCCAGGGTCTGGAATCTGTCGTGCTCCCAGCGCTCAAGCAAGTCAACGAGTGGATCGATAGGAACGACAAAACGATTGAGGCGNTCGGTGATGCCCTCTACGAAGCCGGTCAAGCGTTTGCCAGATTTTTTGTTAACGGAGCAAGAAAAGCGAAGGACGCGCTGTCTCAACTGGTGAACAGCCAAGATTGGAAGAAAGCGAAAGGTTTTGAGAAGCTGCAAATTGCATGGGACAAGTTGATTGCTGAGCCATTCGAACGNTGGTGGAACACGGGCGGCCGCGCGTGGATCGAAAGCAAAGCACGCGAAATNGGAGGTACGTTCGGTCAAGCGTTCGGCGCAATGCTCATGGGCGTTTTCGGAATTACCTCTGCTGACATCTCCGACCAATCACCGTTTGTGCAAGCGGGGGCGGCCGCCGGGCGTGCTTTTGTTGAAGGTTTCTTCCAAGAATTTGACACATCGAAGATCGCGGCCAAAATGCTAGAGGTGTTCAAAAACATTCAACCATCGTGGCTCGGCGGAAATACCGACTCCTTGTTTGGTCAATTTCTCGCG